GCAGTTGATCTCCGATTAGGAGGAGAAAGAGATGTACCTATTCTTTTGAGCGGGGGGTTAGATAGTTCTATAATCTACGGATTAATAAAAGAAAGCGGTAGAGATATAAAAGCTCTTCATGTAGAAAATGGTGAAGCTTCCTTTGCAGAGATGGTATGCAAAGATCTAGTGAAAGTATCTCTCTCCAATGTAGGGGATAGGGAAGCTATTTCGATACATCAAACCCCCGTTGATCTTGGATCGGTTAAACCCCAGATTGCTATGGCCAGAAAATTAAGGGAATTAGGATTCTACACAGTTTTAACCGGAGATGGTGCGGATGAATTATTTGGGGGATACAGAAGAGCTAAGGAATATGATTCCCAGCATTCGGATGTCTTTTGTGAATTACCATATTACCATTTACCAAAACTCGATAGAACCATGATGAGATCTACTATAGAGCTTCGTGCTCCCTTTCTAGCTCCTTCTATTATAGCTTATGCAATGAATCTACCTTGGATCGAAAGAAATGGTATTAAAAAAGTTTTAGTTGAAACCTTCGGAGATATAGTTCCACAAAGGATATTAGATAGAACTAAACGACCTCTTAAGACAGAGGATATTAGAATGAATCCCCTAGAATCAAGAAAGAAAAATCTAGAAATATGGAGAGATATTAATGAGTGAGAAATGGGATAAACGATATATTAATTTAGTTAAAGAAGTTGCAACATGGAGTAAAGATCCCTCCTCTAAAATAGGATCAATTGTTGTTTCCCCTACGGGATCTGTATTAGCTCAGGGATATAATGGATTTCCCCGAGGTATAGAAGACAGAGAAGATAGATTGAATGATAGAAGCGTTAAATACGATTACATGGTTCATGCTGAAATGAATAGCATATATAATGCTACATATAATGGAGTATGCCTAGTCGATTCAACGATCTATATATACGGTCTTCCAGTTTGTCACGAATGTGCTAAAGCTATTATTCAGGTTGGTATTTCGAGAGTGGTTTCTATAAGAACTAAGGAGTTATCCCCCAAATGGAAAGATAGCTGTACTATTGCTTTAGATTTATTCAAAGAAGCTGAAGTAGAAGTGGTAGAAAAGTTTACAACTAAGGATTAATGATATATAATATGTATGTGATGAGCAACTATATAATAACACACAATAACACATAATAGGAAATAAAATGGCTTTTAATGACTTAAGAAAAAATTCAATATCGAATTTAACTGCAGAAATAGAAAAAATTACAGAGAGAACTCAATCATTCAATAATGATGATGATAAACTCTGGAGACCTCAATTAGATAAATCATCCAATGGATTTGCTGTCCTAAGATTTTTACCAGCCCCAGAGGGAGAAGATCTTCCATGGGTAAGAATCTGGGATCACGGCTTTAAGGGACCCACGGGAAAGTGGTATATCGAGAAGTCACTCACGACTTTAAATCTCAAAGACCCGCTCGGCGAATACAATTCAACTCTTTGGAATTCTGGTGTAGAATCTGATAAAGAAATTGCACGTAAACAAAAACGTCGATTGAATTATTACTCTAATGTATATATTGAATCAGATCCTCAGAATCCTCAGAATGAAGGTAAAGTGTTCTTATTTAGATATGGCAAAAAAATCTTTGATAAATTATCAGAGGCAATGCAACCAGAGTTTGAAGATGAAACTCCACTTAATCCTTTTGATTTATGGAAAGGTGCATCATTCAAATTAAAAATCCGTATGGTAGAAGGCTACTGGAATTATGATAAATCTGCATTCTCCGAACCATCGCAGTTTAAAGCTTCTGATGATGAAATGGAAAAGATTTGGGGAAAGTGTCACTCCTTAGCGGAATTGGTTGCTCCGGATAAATTCAAATCATATGATGAGCTTAAAGCTAAACTTAATGATGTATTAGGAACAACAATGCCAGAAACACCAGCATCACAACCGAAAGTTCAAGAATCAATTCCTGAACAAAAAGAACCAGCTGTTGAATCAGGCGATGCAATGTCTTATTTCGAAAAGTTAGCTAACTCTTAACGGTACTTAATACCCTTGTTGAGGGAACGCACTTTTATTCAGACTCATTGAAGTCATATCAGTGTCATGCGTTCCCTCTTTTTTAATCGTCGTGTTGTTATTGACCGTTGGTGCTGAAACTATATTTGTATCGCTCGATTTCTTTCCCCGATTACCAGATCCCTGTGATATTTTATTATCCATTCCTTGTTGAAGAGCTCCTGATACCATTTCATCCTTTCTGATAATCGAATTTTCGTTCGGTTTGATCGTCGGAACTCGAGTATCCCACACCACATCATTAGACCCGACTTTATAAGGTTTTGTAGGAACTGTACTATCCAAACTCGATATATCATCAATTAGTTTTTCTTCCCGTTTTACTTGAACTGAAAGGTCAAACTCTTTCAGTTTAATGTCTTTTTCATTTTTGTCCATGATCACATTAGTTTCTTCTGGACTCAACACCTTGTAACCAGATTGTTTTAATTTCCAGTTAGCGTGACTCGCACTTCTTAATGTACTGCCTTCGAATTTCTGACCAACCTTGATGGTGATAACTTCTCCATCTTTCTCTGCGGCAATAACATTTTTAGAGGTGATGGATTTACCAAGATCGAGCTGCTCGCTTTTTGCTGAACTTAGTTCTGATTCCATCTTATCACCGACAGCTTGTTCTTTCTTTAGTGTAGATTTCTTCTCTTTAGACTCAATTTCCTCTGCATTATCACCCCCAAAGAAACTAGATATCGCACCATACATATCAGCTGGAAATAGTGCTTTAGCTATCGTTTTAGCTAAATTCGCAGGGCTAAAAAACGATACAATTTCTTTAATAGCATCCCCCACAGCAGAGAACATACCAGATATTTTTGATACAACTTTGGAAAACATTGACTTAACTCCGTCAAACATTTTCCCTACAAATGAGACAATCTCATCCCAATATGAAAATACAAATCCACCAACAGCAAGTCCCGCCAATACTATCCATCCTGCAGGGTTAGATATTAAAGGCAACAAGAACCTAGCACCAAAGCTCATTAAGAATTTTCCAGCCTTACCAAATTTCGCCATTATATTTTTGAGTACCCCTTTCAGACCACTGCTTTTCGTTTTCGGTGGCTGTGGCAGTTTTTTCATGGACATACTATCACCCATACCCGCATTAATTGCTTTATATGCCAGGACACCACCAGCTCCTTCAGATAGTACATCACTAATCGTTGACATAATCCCACCAACCCCATCTTCAACCACCGATTTATTCTTATCGCTGCTACCACCAGTAGTAAGAACACCACCAATTCCAGTTTTAGAACCTGCCCCAGCAGCTTCTTCTGCTGCGGATATTCTATTGTCTGCTTTAAATTGTTTGGAATCTTGTTTTAACTGTTCAGTATTTACTAAAACTACTTCGTTTATCGTTTCTACCATTTCTTTGGAATTATTGGTAGAGCTTATATTATTTGATACTAAGGTATTAGAAATTGTTTCTATTGATTTCTGACCGTTTAGTTCAATACCTTTAAGCGTTTCAACCATTCCTTTAAGTTGTTCTGCTTCAAAACCAAATTTAATTTCAGATGGTTCTATTTCAAGTTTTTTAATTTTTAATGCGGTCTTTAACTTATCGGAATTATTCTTTTTATCAATCTCTCTTTCTTTTTCTTTCGCAGCAGCAACTTCAAGTCTTCTCTTTTTTGATATAGCGTAATGACCAGCCTCCATAGCCTTTTTCATGAGAAAACCCTTTAGCCACGCTTGGGGATCGGCGGCTATTTCCAGGGTTTTATCTTTTAATGTATTACGTCTTTCTTCCCATAGATCTGCACCCTCCTTTACTTTTTGGAGTTGCTCTTGTTTATCCTTTTCTCTTAATACTTCTTCAGAATTATTCTTTTTATCAATCTCCACTTCTTTCTTTTTCGCAGCAGCAACTTCGGATCTTTTCTTTTCTTCCGCAGCAGCAACTCCGGCTCTTTTCTTTATTTTATCTAATTTATCTTGATTTATAGCCATGGAAATATCCTATTTTTGAGTCTGACGTTTTTCGTTTTCAGTATTAATATAATCAACTAACATAGCAACGTATATATCTCTTTCCCAAGGTATCATATTTTCAATGTCAGATAAACTATAATTGTGGTGTTGCATCATGGCGAAATTAGTTTTAAGATATGAACCTAAATTTGAGTGGGAAAGAGCCATTAGAAAAAAGAATCAAGTCCTTCAAGTTTAACCGTCGATTTAATCTTTGTTTTGGGATTCATCACATCTACGGAAATTTCTATTTTTGGGATATTTTCAAAAAACCCAACAATAAGTTGAAGCTGTTTTTGTGTCATACTTTCAACAAATTTGGAAATTTCATCTTTAGAAAAATCCACAGCATCAAAAACCGTATCCCCATCATAGATGGATTCAATTAAATCACCAACAACATCGACAGTAGATCCTTCAATTGTAGTATTAATGCCAGGATATTTCAAAATAATCCCAACGGATTTATCAAGTTTTATAATATTAGAATTCTTCTTCGGTTTTTTACAGGTAATATCATCTAGATTAACTGTCACTTCCGCATAAGTTTCTTTATCGTCTGGGCAAAGTATCTTTATATCTACAGATTCACCTATGCTCTTAGATCTTAATTTTAAAAATAAATACTCAACATCAAATGCCGGCATCACCTTGGCATCAAGTTTACCGAATGTACAATTTTCTATAATTTGAGATACTGCTAATATTCGTTCCTTTTCCTCGCCAGTTTCATTGGCTATCATTAATAGTTTTTCTTCCTTAACTAGAAATGAACGAAATTTAATTTTTTTCGAGTTTGATGGTAAAGTCAATTCATATGTTGGTACTTGTAATACTGGTAAAGCCATAATTTTTCCTCACAGATTATTTAGAATTTATTTCAGAATCCCAATGGGTATAATGGAATGTTACAGACACCTTTTGAAGTGCATTAGCGGAACTCCAATCCATTGTCATAGGTGCAATTGCTTTAGGATATGCTCCATATAAAGTAGTTTTATATGTCCAATCGTTATCCCCTGTTAACACAGAATCGTCCAATGTGTGTTTCAATTGATAGATTTCTATTGTAGTAGAATAATCATTATAATAATAGGGTTGACCTGCGGATTTATGATAAGTTATTTCCATCCAATCATCGAAAAACTTCTTCTGAAACATATCTTCTGAAACATAAAAAGATGCAGATTGAGTAGCATATGCGAAATCTTTGACAATATCATATGGGAAATCTGTTGCAACGGATGCTGTTAAGGGAATACTCGCCACATCAGGTAGAGATGTAGAATCACAAAGCATATTAACAATACCCAAATCTCTTGGTGTAAATTTTGAGTTAAAATCCACAGATCCCCCAGATGATGTACCAGAAGGTAATATTCTAAATCTGAAATGTGATGAACGAGCGAAACCCCAAACGTGAGTGTTGGAGACAAATTCGTCGAGTTTACCCCGTCTTCCAAGCTCCTCCTTTTGCCCGAAGAATTGATTGTATAAATTACCTAGTGTTTCAATTCCCCCATAAACTTGAGAACCGATTGAATAACCTTGAGTTAATATTGACATATCTAACCTATCATTTTCCTTGAATCTGAATGAACTTTAGCTGCTGTAGCACCTTTAAACCTAGCAGTTGGGAGAAATGTCGCTATTTCCCAAAGATCTGCCGAGAGGAATTTTATTTCCGATTCAACCTTATGTATCAGATAGTGTTTAAAACACGGTTTGAATAATCCCATTTTAGAGGATCCTTTTAAAAAATTATATGATGCTTTAAATCTAGACGATTCGTCAAATTTCTTATTATTTGTTATCGTAATTAATTGATCGAGAAACTTCGCTCTCAGTGGTATAGGGAGATAATGAAGATTCATACCATAAAACCCTTTATGAGCCTTTCCTACCATTATGATCAGAGGAAATCTATCATAATACGGAAGTGTTGCTTTATGTTTAGGATCATAAAAGTATGTATACATTCTTCCGGGAGCAGGACGAGTTCTTCTTTCAAGATTTTTATCATTTAAAACATCAGCAGATTTAACCCTCATACCTTGTATCTCAGATCTAAACCAATCACGCGACTGTTTAGTCTGTGCTGGTATTTGCTTTTTATAAGCCTTTGCTTGTAGTCTGTCGAATAATGATTCCATACTACTATTTATATCACTTTATGCCAAGATCAATTTCATCGAGGACTCGAAATGTGTATCCATATTTTTTACACCAGAGTTCTGCTGCTTCCCATTTAGCTTGGTTCACCGCATAGGTTTTAACTTCTTTAATATATTTTATCCTATTATTTGATTTCTTTGGTCGCTTTCGCTGAGACCTCGGTTTTACCTCGATAATATATTTTATTATATTACCAGCAGAATCTTTTATCTTAGCATAAAAATCTGTAAAGTATCTATGAAACCTATTATCAATTGGAGAGAGATAAGGTATAATGATTTCTTCTGAATTCCATTCAAGTACAGCATCTGTGGTATCAAGATATCTCATCATCTTGAGTTCCCAAGAACTTCTGTATTGAATATTACCACGAGCCCCTTTATATTTTCTTGCATTGATAAGTCGATATCGACCCTGATAATATTTACTCATTGAAATATTTATATAAATAATGGTAACTATTATAGGAAAGTAATATGCCACACACACCCACACACGAATGGATAAAACAAATAAGGAACACTACAAACGAATCTGGAACTACGACATCCGTAGTACAAGCGGGTAATGTACTAAAGAATGCTGTTATCAAAGAAAATACTCAGGGACTTCTAGGTTCAATTGGAACTAGAAAAGTTGATCTTCTTAGATTTCCAGAAAATGTAACAACTGCTTACCCTACATGGGTTAAGTACGAAATATGGGATTTCATCCCTATGGGGAAGAAAGGCGGGAGTGCAAGTAATACAAATACTCACTTTGGGTTAAATGTAGCTAAATCTAGTAACACTTCAATAGCATTAGGGTCAGATGCACGGGTGGAAATTACGGAAAATCAATCTTGGAAACAAGAAGCAGCCGGTGGTATTATAGATCAAATGTCCAGTCAATTGGTTGCAGGATTGTTAGGTGGCAGTGCAGAAGGTTTACAGGGTCTTAGTGTTGATGCTACCGTAAGTGCCGGCGTAGACCTTGCTAAAAAGAAATTATCAAGTGGTGGTTTAACCGGTGAAGCAATAACGGATAAAATGGCACTTAAGTACGATGGCCCAGAAGGTTCCAGATCATTCTCTATGAATCATAAATTTGTTCCTCGTAGTAAGAAGGAATCGGAAATATCTAAAAAGATTTTAAAATTATTTCGTCTATATTCTTCCCCGAGTTTATCCAGATCTAAGGTTACAGGTGAAGCGATGTCGTTCTACACATCATATAAATTCCCATCATTATTTAAAGTTATTCAAATGGCTGGGAATGGTATCAATGAAAATTACCCAAAGTACGATCTTTGTTATTGTAAATCTGTTAATGTAAAGTATGGTGATGATAGTGGTAATACATTCTATGGAGACAATTCTCCTGTATCATTTGAAATCACTTTGTCATTTGAAGAAATAGCCAAGACCACTCAAGAAACAATAGAAGAGGGATTTTAATTATGTATTTTAGTTCACATCCAACTATAAAATATGGTAATGATAAGGTTATTGATATATTTCATAGATTGACACTGATTAAATCCAAATCAGATAACAGCGTAATGCTTGAATTATATGATATAAAAGATTCGGAGTCACCAGAAATCTTAGCTTATAATAAGTACGGATCTACAGAATTGCATTGGGTAATTTTATTAATTAATAATATAGTTAATGTTTCAAATGATTGGCCAATGACTATACGGGAATTTAATAAATTTGTACATGGAAAATATATAGAACCAGGTGGAGTACATCATTATGAAGATTCTGATGGAGATGTGGTTAGTATTACTACCGATTACCCTGTTACTAATTATACCTACGAAGAACGTATTAATGATAAAAAAAATAAAATAAAATTATTAAAACCCGAGTATATTGAATCTTTTGTGGAAGAGTTTAAATCATTGCTATGATAACCTTATATGACGATTTATCTGGGAATAATGAGTTAGAAGAACCGGGGCAGTTTGATCTTTTTAAAGTTATCATAACAACAAAGGTTGGACATGTTGATATCAAATCTATGGTCGAATCATTTAACCTATACGAATCTATATTCAAAACATTCGTTACAGGCGATATAACATTATTGGATAGAGTGGGATTTGCTAATACATCAAATATCACGGGTACTGAACCCGTATATATTGAATTTGGAACAAAGGGTTCTACATTCAGAATAAAGTCTTCTTTCATAGTTACAAAGGTCAAAAATCAAGAAAAAATTAACGAAAATACCTCGAGATACACATTATCTCTGGTTGCTCCAGAAATGTTAACAGATGCTAGAACTAAAATTTCTAGATCTTTTGATGGTAAGTATTCTGATATGGTTAAGGATATATACACCGATTATTTGAGTTCGGGTAATCCTCTATGGTTAGAAGAAACCGACAACAATAATAGAACAATTATTCCGAATAAATCCCCAGTAGATGCTATTAATATGTTAGCGCAATTTTCGTTAGCAAAAACTGCAGATAATGCAAACTTCTTATTCTTTCAAACCACTAAATCATTTCATTTTAGATCTATTTCAGAGATGATCTATATTGATTTAATTAAACCAGAGGGGTTAACCTTTCGTGTTGAAAAAGAACAGGTATCTCTTTCTGTACCCATATCAGAAAAATTCACAAGAGCTATAGAATTTGAAATTAAATCCAATGGTGATGTTCTTAGACATACTGCAATAGGTACATATGGTTCTTCATTAATTAAACATAATCTCAGATCAAAAAATTGGAGGAAAGTTGATTTCTCTTTTCATGAGGTATTCTCTTTTGATTCGGATAAAAAATTCATAAAAATAAATGATAATCCAATTTCACCAGATGGGCCAGTAACAGAGGATAAGAAAAATTTATCAGATTTCCCTGAGTCATATGTTAATATGGTATCTGGGTCTGAGGAACACCAATATCAAACATATTATAATAAACCACAGTTTGATAAACTCGATTATGAGAATACCATTCTTCAGCGTAAATCTGAAATGAATTCGATGAATTTACAACGAGCGAAATTAACAATTCCCGGAATGTCGGGTCTTCAGGCTGGGGATGTTATTTCTGTGTTTGTACCTAAACCCAAAGCTTCTTCTGGATTAAGCGGAGACAGTATAGAAGAGGATAAAACTGTTTCTGGGAAATGGTTAATAGAATCTATTGCACATCAAGTATCAGAAAAATATTACTGTGAATTAATGATAATAAGGGATTCTATTCCAAATTCACAAAAAGAATATAAAGAAATTATTTATAATGATTCAACGCCAGAAATAATAGATACATCACCTATGGGTTCTTCAAACAAATAAAAAAGGGGGTGAATTAACACCCCCAGTATTATCCTACAAAGTACTTGTTATTATATTGTTGTTATAGGATTCATTGATGTGAAATAGTTATATTTCCATGTTACAGCAAATTCTTCTACTGCATCATTTGAGTCGTAAGCGAGTTCAACTGGCGCTATCACAGACGGCCATAACCCAAAGAAATTATAACTTTTCAGTCTAGTTCCATTACGATCAAGTTGATGAACTTCAGCAGAGGTTTGATATAATAATGGATTAGTTACATTAGTAATCTCAAGAAGTGTTCTATCCATTCCATCGATCCATCTTTCAAGTGCATTACGAATATCAAAATCAGTATCATTAAATACTGTAGTTTCCCAATCATCATAGGTTCTTTCGCCTGCAATTTTCAACAGACGACCACGATATGGAACTTCAACTGCACCAATAGTAGATCCTGGAAGTGAAGTAGATTTACAAAGATATGTAAATTTCCTCCCAGCAGAACCAGCCATTGCAATTGCAGGAAAGTTCATAATGACTTCAAACTGATTAGCTCTTGCACCACCACCAGTTAGGTTTGCTTTAAATAACTCTATATTAGCCATGATTCTATGCTCCTACTTCAGAGAATGACACACCGGTTCGGGTGGCCACAAACGTTAAAGTGATAAAGTTAATAGAACGAGCAGGTTTGATATAGATATCAGCACGGAATTCATTACGATCAATAACATCACCAGTATTATTTGATGTGTCACAAACCACTTTGAAATCAGTAATACCTCTACGACCTTGAACATCTCGTAGGAAAGGTTCTGTCATTGCTACAAAATTTGAACGTGTAACATCATCATTGAGTTCGAATAATTGAGCTCTCGAAGCAATTGAGATAGCTTTCTCAAGTACCATGAAAAGTCTACGAACATTGATACGATCAAATGCAGATGCTTTAGCCTGAGCAGTTTTATCACCCCATAATAACGTTCCCATTCCCGGAAATGTTACTACTGGATTAATTCGTGCTTTGTATAAAGTATCTCT